CTCATGCGTACGGCCTTTTTTAGACAATCCATCAAAATGTTCCAGTTTATTTTGCCCGATTTCGGAATTGTATCTGGTCCGTTCTTGATATCGCTTTTGAGCTTTTCAGGAACATATGATGGTGCGGCAACCTATGACATGACTCTGGTAAGTGCTGGAGCGCCTGATTTTGATGTTATAGATTAATGGGATTTCAAAATGGCGATGGCCGCCTGAAATGCCGGGGGCAGGTTTTTATCCTGCGCCTGACTTTGGGCGGTCTTGCCGAAATCTCAACTCGCTTGTCTCTCACCGGGCCGATGGCTTTGATGCAAGGATTACGGTCTTTGCAACCGGATGAGGGACGTGTGCTGCTGGAGTGTCTTATGCGTCCTGCCCTCCCCCTCGAGGATGCACGATCTCCAGCAGCCGATTTTACACCCGAAGACATTGTTGCGGCTTTACCCGTTATCTGTGATGTTTTCGAGAAAGCATTTACACAGAATGACAATTGAAACCCCGCCTCGCATGCATGATGCCGAGACACAGGATAAGTGGCCATTTGTACTCTGGCTGAAGATCGCTGTGGAACACTACAGGTTAAGCCCGTCAGAATTTTGGACACTTAGCGTCAAGGATTGGTTGGGTTTAATGGGCCAGACCTCACAACGTTCTTTATCTTTCCAGGACTTAGAGGCCTTACAAAAGGCCTTTCCTGATCTGCCATAATCTAAAGCCGCAGACATAGATCTGGCCCCAAGATCGAGGCCGATTTCAAAAGCATAAACATATTACATGACACAACAATCCAGATAAGGAGGTGCAGGCTATGTCACCTGATGAAGAGGCGGTTAGACGTTTAGGTTCTACGGCTACAAATGATGCCCGTCGCGCCGCAGAAGATACGGCGCAAGCTTTTGAGGCTGCGGGCGAGCGTATAGCTGAAGCTTTGGCAGGCGCGGCGCGCTCAGGCACATTATCCTTTAATAATTTGGCCGAAAGTGTGGCTCAGGATTTAGCCCGATTGGCCATAAATGAGCTTCTGATATCGCCCTTGCAAAATGCATTGGGGGGACTTGGAAATAGCGGTAGCCCGTTTGCGGGAGCAGGACGTTCAACCACGGTGAATATGAACCTGTCCGGTGTTTCAGATGCCGGTAGTTTTAAACGATCTCAGGGTCAAATTTCGGCCAGTCTTGCCCGTGCCGTGCGCGACGGACAACGGTTTATTTAAGCTTATAAAATTTTTTACGAGAAAGTATGACTGATTTTCATGATGAAATCTTCCCGCTTACGCTGGCTTTCGGCGCGAGTGGAGGCCCGCAAAGACAGACGGATATCACGCCCACTGCGAGCGGGGCCGAGGTTCGCAACACTTCCCGCGCGCATTCCAGACGACGTTATAATGCGGGAGCAGGCCTTAAAAGTCTGGATGACATGCACCGTCTTATTGCCTTTTTCGAGGCGCGATTGGGTCAGCTATATAGTTTCCGGTTTAAAGATCCAATGGATCATAAATCCTGTTTGCCCAGCCAGACCCCGGGTCCAGATGATCAGGTTTTGGGTCAAGGAGATGCTGAGACCACGCAATTTCAATTGGTGAAGCATTACCGAGACAGTTCTGGTGGGTGGACACGACGTATCACAAAACCCAAAGCGGGTTCTGTTTTAATGTCTGTAAATGGTACATTGCAAGCCGCAGATAGTTATATTGTGGATACGCTATCAGGCCTTGTGGAATTTATCACAGCCCCGGAGGCGGGCGCGATCATTGCGGCAGGGTTTACTTTTGATGTTCCTGTACGTTTTGACTCAGATAGCCTTGATTTAACTTTGGAAGCGTTCGGAGCCGGTGAGGTCGCAAATATCCCCTTAGTCGAGGTGCGAGACCGGATGCCGCCCTTTGTGGAGGGTGATCATGCGTGAACTGAGTTCAACCCTGCTAACACAATTGGAATCAACGGCAACAACACTGTGCTGGGCGTGGCGTATTAAACTTATGGACGGAACTGTCCTCGGGTTTACAGATCATGATGAAACTCTGGTTTTTGACGGTGTGACCCATGACGGCGAGACGGGATTGATACCGGGTGATACGGATCAACGTCTTGGGTTCGAATATGATACGGGCCATGTGCAGGGCATTTTGTCTGGAACTCAGATTTCGCCAGCGGATATAGCCGCAGGCCGATTTGAGAATGCAGTGATTGAGAGCTATCGGGTTAACTGGCAACATCCTGATCAATTCGTACATATGTCCAGTGGACGTATCGGCAAAATTCGACAGCAGGGAGACAGGTTTGAGGCTGAATGGATTGGTCATGGGAGTGTGTTGGATCGTTCCATCGGACGTGTGTTTTCACGTTTGTGTGACGCGGAATTAGGGGATGCTCGATGTGGTTTGGATGTTACGAATTTTCCTCAATCCACGCAATGTCCGCGGACGTTTTCTGCCTGTCGCGATCAATTTAACAATATATCGCAATTTCGGGGCTTTCCTTACCTATTGGGCGATGATGCTTTGCAATCTGGTCCGCAAGAGGGTGAGATATTTGACGGCGGTTCTCGCTATACTGGATTAACGCTGTAATGACGTTTCATACGGAGTTATCCGAAAGTACTTCTCGTTTATTGCGAGAGCGCTGTGTGGAAACCGCGCGCCTCTGGATAGATACGCCCTATAAGCACCAAGCGAGTTTGAGGGGGGCGGGCTGCGATTGCCTAGGGCTTGTGCGTGGTGTTTGGCGCACGCTTTACGGTGCGGAGCCATTGCCTGTACCGTCTTATACGCCAAATTGGGCGGAGGAGACAGGCGAAGAAACTCTGCTACAGGCCGCCAAGATATGCTTGCGTCCTTGCGATAAGTCCGAGACACGTCCTGGCGACGTCTTGTTATTTCGTATGTCGGATGGGGCGCCTGTTAAACACATCGCCATTATGTCCGCACCGGACCGGATAATCCATGCGTATTGGGGCCGGGCCGTTGTCGAAAGTTATCTTGTGCCGTTTTGGATACGGCGCTGGAGCCATAGTTTTTCATTTCCGGAAGTTAGGTAATATGTCCGCTCTTGTTCTTACCGCAGCCAGTGCGCTCGGACCTGCTTTGGTGCGTACGGCAGGGCAGGCCGCTTTGCAATTTGGCAATCAGGCGATAACGCAAGCATTTGATAATCGCAGCTTTGATGGTCCCCGGCTGGAAAGTTTTCACGTTCAAACCTCGCGGGACGGCGCGCCCATGCCACGCCATTACGGGCGCTCGCGAATGGCCGGGCAAGTGATTTGGGCGTCAAAATTGACAGAAATTGCGACTGAAGAAGATGCGGGCGGAAAGGGCGGCGGGCCGACAATTCGGAATTTCTCCTATTCGATTAGTTTTGCCATTGCTTTGTGTGAAGGGGTGATTTTATCGGTTGATCGTTTGTGGGCGAATGGGTCGGCATTAGATATGCGCGGGTTAAATTTCCGGGTTTATAAAGGTACGCAAGATCAATTACCAGACCCTATCATAAGTACGATAGATGGGCCGGATGTTCCGGCATTCCGGGGTACGGCTTATATCGTATTTGAGGATTTTCCGCTGGATGATTTTGGCGCCAGACTGCCTCAAATCAATGCCGAAGTTATTCGGATTCCGGAACAGGCCGATCAGGCAATGCAAATGGAAAATTTGATTACAGGGGTCAATCTCTTGCCGTCTTCCGGCGAATTTGCCTACAGTCCTGATGTGATAGAAGAGCGTTTGTCGCCGGGGTCCGCACGTGCGGTTAATGTCAATAATATTTCAGGACTGGCCGACATTAAACGTGCCCTTGATCAACTTTCCGATCAACTCCCTCACTGTAAATCTGTTTCTATAATTATAAGTTGGTTTGGGTCTGACCTTCGGTGTGGCATGTGTCAAATTCGGCCCGGCGTCGAATTATCGAACCGTCAAATCGAAGGCGCGGACTGGTCTGTTGGCGGCGTGAAACGGGGTGACGCCTATCAGGTTAGCCATGACGACAAAGGTCGCCCTATTTTCGGAGGCACACCTTCCGATAGGTCTATTTTAAGGGCTATAGCAGAGTTAAAATCACGCGGATTTCAAGTCACACTTTATCCTTTCATTCTAATGGATATATCCGAAGATGACAATTTGCCAGACCCGTATGGCCGCGAACACCAACCTGATTTTCCCTGGCGTGGCCGTATTACATCTGCGATAGCCCCTTTTGATCATCAGGGGCAGGCCCAACACGGGACATCTGAGGGCTCCTTACAAATCCTCCCGCAAATCGAGAGTTTTTTTGGAGCGTGCCAACCCTCTGATTTCGGTATTGAAAATGGCTTACCGCAGTACAATGGCCCTGATGAAAATAGCTTTAGGCGGTTTATTTTACATTATGCCAAATTGGCCGCATTGGCAGGTGGGGTTGACCGTTTCGTAATCGGGTCTGAAATGCGCGGACTTACAACCCTTCGGAGTAGTTCCAATAGTTATCCGGCGGTAGGGCAATTGCAAACCTTAGCACAGGACGTGCGTCATATTTTAGGTGCAGGCCCGCAACTCACATATGCTGCGGATTGGTCAGAATATTTTGGACACCACCCGCAAGACGGCAGTGGGGATGTTAACTTTCACCTTGATGACCTTTGGGCAAGCGACGCTATAGATGCCGTCGGGATTGACGCCTATTTCCCGCTCTCAGATTGGCGTGCCGGTACGTCGCATATAGA